TGCTAACAGTGCGTCTGTTTGAGAGCTGTCTTGACGGAACTTATCCGTAACATACCAGCCATCACCTACGTAGTCTGAGATACGCATTTCTACGTTACCAGTTTCAATAGGACTATATGTAATAGCTTGGTCTTCTTCAATTTCTTGAATCTGAGCCTCGCCAATAGTTTTAATATTTAAAACCTCTCCTTCACCAAAGTCAGACACATCACGGTAGAAGTTTGTTGGCAACAGACCGTCGTGTAGATTTTGGAGGATGAAGTCACTATACTGCTCCGCTTCGATAAACGAGCGGTTGGTTGTAGTCAAAATCATTTAATTTCTCCTTAGGGTAGATTCTCTACGCCTAATCTTTTATTAGTAGCTTCCTGTGAAAGTTTCCAAGCATCAGTAAGTTGTTTAGAATTAGTAGCTCCCATAATAGTTTCTGGCTTCTCGACAGGCTTACCGCTAGATAAGTCCACTGACATACCGCCACCACTTGTTACTGGGTCACTCTCAATCTTTACATCCTTACCAATCCCTAACACTGTCAAGGCAGCTTTTGGATTTGTCGCAATCATGCTGTTAATCTCATTCTCATTAAAGCCAAGGTCGTCAGCTTTCTTGTACATGGTTTCACTAGCTTTATCGCCATACAACTTCTTAAAAGTATTCACTACGGTAGCAATGTTACTTTGAGTAGCTGTCTTCACATCACGTTCAACAAGCATGGTTTCTACTTGTTTAGCAATGTCATCAGCAGAAATACCTGCTGCTTGTTCTGGAGGTTTGTCATCCCCAGTCTTCTTACGTAAGGCTTCTAACACTTCCTCAAGTCCATCATTCTTATCTGATTTAGTCCGTAGCTCCTTTAGCTCGGCTTCAAGATTAGTTATATGTGCTTGAGCATGTACACTACCTTTCAGAGCTTCCTCTGCTGTCTTGTACTTCTGCTCGCCTTCGTCATTTAAAATCAAGCCTAGATATGTATCTGTGCTTGAAACACCTTCTGCTGGTGTTGCGTCTGGTGTACCATCGTCCTTAGGTGTTCCTTCAAATAAATCTGTCATTTACTTATTCCTGTGTGTATGTTAATAGCGCCTTGATTTCTTCAAGACATCTGTTATACCCAACCATATCTGCTTGTCGCATATGCCAGTTTGGGCTGTCGTAGTTAGCTTTCTTTAGTTGTTCACTGTCGTTAGCTTTCTGTTTTTGCTCTAGGAGCGTGTAGAGACGCTTGAACAATTCTCTTTGCTCAACCATCTTCTTCTCAAACTCCTCAGGGTTTTCAACCCCTGAGAGCCATTTGTTATTTAACCCAACCATTATCCCACCATATCAGGAGCTGCTGCAAGCTGAGCAATCTCTGCTTCTTGCGGTGTCTCCTCTTCTGCTGGTAATGGTGTAGCTGCTTGTGACTGCAAGTCTTCCTGACCTTGTGCCAACACTTCCTGAGCCTCAATCTGTTCTTCAATACCTACGAAAGGTTTGATTAAGGAGTAACGCTGTAGCTGCATGCTGTCCTCTATTAGACGGGCTAAGGCTTTACCAGATATATGTGGTGCCACCATAGCACCCATAGCTCCATTCAGAGTGTTATTAATATTCTGAATAACCTGAGCCTGCTGAGCAAAGTGTCTAGCCCCTACAGGACGTACAAGTCCTTCAGCCATCAAGTCCTTAACGGTTAATGACATAAAGGTGGAAACACCTAGTTCATCATTGAGGGTACGTACAACCTCTCCACCGTCTAAGTTTGTAATGGCATCTGCGAGCATACTGTTAAGCATTGGCTCCAACTGATTAATCTCGAAGTTTGTAATCTTCTCTTGGAAGATACGCCCTGCTGCATTCTCTAAAGCTTGCACCTCAAAGGCTGTCTTCTCTCCGGGACTTCTAACACCCATTGCTTCCTTAGGAGCACCAGCGAATATCTCCATACGCTGCATGAGTATTTCAATCTCATTGTTAGCCATAGCTACACCATTGAGATTCTGTCCCAGCTCTTTAACTGAGCCTTCTCCTACAATGTGTATCTCTGTATTAGGTTCCCATATGAACGGGTCTACATCTCCCTCAATCACGAGAGGAGGATGGACCATAAGGTCTTGGGCATCAGCCTTGAGATTCTCCAAGTGGTCTATGCGATATTGCATTCCAACAAGGTTATCAAGTGGACCCATAGCATACAGGTTGTCTGTACGCTTACGCCACCCAGCATGGGAAATCCTAGCTTTACCTAATGGAGATGGTATAGCTCGTTGTACGACTGTATGAGTACGGTCGATAACAATAATCTGTTGGTCTTCATGAAGCTCCATAGTTGGTCTGTCTAAGTAGTCACCTTCAAAGGTAAGCACTTCTACATATTCACTACCAAAGTATTCACGTAAATCTCCGAAACCATCTACTTGGTATCCCATAGCCTTGTTAAAGTCTGTGGTACGATACTCACCTATCTGCTTTCTGAAATCCTGAAGGGCATCTAACGCATCTTTCCAAATAGATTCTTTAGCTGCGAGCTTAACGATTTCACCCAATTGCATAATCTTTCGTACAATCTTTGGAGTTGATTTGAAATCAGGTGCTGTTGGATTAAATACGATGTCCAGAGGTGAGATGCGTACGCCCTCAGGTCCCTGATAACCACCAACTTCATCTCCCGAAATCGGGTCATAACTGCCATTCCTAACATAGTGTGTTGCTCCAAAGCAATTTCCATAATCAATATAATCATATACAAGAGTAGAGGCTACATCTCTAAATCCACTCTGTAACGTCTTAGTCATAATGTAACTTTGTATAGCATTCTTCTTAGCATATACATCGTCTTCTAATGTCTTACCTTCCCACTGTAGCCAAGCATCATTCGGGAATAAGCTTGAGATGTAGTTAGAATGAAGGTTGTCACGTATCTGGCAAATCTTAGGCACAGTTGTTTTATTATGCCAATCGAGTTCATCTACAACCGTTGATGTTGTATCTGTTTGGAATATAAAGTTACGTAGTTCTAGCTTCTCAGCTATCCAAGGCTGACGTAGGTTGTCGTACTTGTCCCAGAGTTGTCCAATCTCTTTCCCTAAGTCATCAGAGAAATAGCTATAAATATCGCGTAATGTCGCCACTGTTCCTGCCACTAATGAAAGCTCCTCATCGTACGTCCCATTCCACCAAACCTCTTATTGTAAGTCATCTTCTTCGATGCTAACTCCTCAAGACCTTTTAGTCTTCTCGGAGGCTTAGCTATTTCAATAGCACTAGCGAGAGCGTCCTTGATGTCGTCATGCTTCGGACGGGCTAATACTACTTCCTCTTCTAAAGCTGGAATGTGTCCACCCTTGAAGTGCCATATTGTGCTATTCTCATATCTAGGTTCTAATACAGCAGCAATTCTAACTTCCTTACTACCTTGATGGCGGTTAGGACGATGCTCCTCAACTGCTAAGCTCATGCCTTCCTTCCGTATCATATCCTTAATATCTTCTACAATAATAGCCTGAGCAACAGTCACCTCAGCTCTTAGCTTCTTAAAGTAGTAATGAGAATGTAAATCTAAGATGTGGTCAAAGTAAACCTTTATCTTATTAGTCTTAAACCTGTCAATGTCTACTACGTAGATGTAACCGTCTGGGTCCATACCAATAACAACAATAGCTGTATAATCAGCCTTCTTGTTCATGGTGAACGCAAAGTCAATAGAGGCATATAAGTTAAGTGGCTTACCATTGACATGCCACCTGCCTTCTATCTGTTTAAGGTTCTTCCTATCGTAGTATTGAAATCTACTTCTATCTACACGGTTACTTCCCTTTTCGTTGGGGTTGTTATAGTACTGTGCATAGAATTGAGTCTTATCTTCGTATTCTGCTTTAATACGTGAAAGTATGTTCCTATCGAAACCGAAAGCCTTCCCGTCATCTCTCACTGCGCGTTGCCAAATAAAGATGTCATCCACCTCTACCTTGTGCTCAATAAAATCCCAAACCTGTAAAGTGTCTATCTGCTCGCCTGTCGCTTCATCGTAGACTTCATAAGATTGGGTTGACCAAGTGTCGTAAATGTCATTCGGGTGGTATCGAGTACCACATGCCATTGTGAATCCTCCGGCATTTCTGATTGACGTGAATTGAGATGATTTCTTTCTTACAGATTCTCTTCCCTCCTCAGTATAAGCGTTCTCAGGAACCATCAAGTCATCTGGTACAATGATGTCTGCGTGCCATCCTGTAGTGTTGGTAGTCAAACCAGCAGTCGATACAGTTGGGTCACGAATACCTTCGTCAAACCTTTTGATGTGGTCAATGATAAGCTTCTTGCTATTCCATTTCTCCCTTTTCCCTTCGCTAGGGTTTACATACTCTGGAAATAGCTTCTGGAACTTAGTCCCACCTATTATCTGCTGAATAGCAAATAACTGTTGCTCAGCTAATTCTGCTGTTGCTGATACGTACAGTATTGTTACTTCTGGATGATTGGCAATAACCCAAGCACTCCATGTCGCAACCATATGAGACTTCAAATGAGCACGGGGTAACAGTATTAATTTATTAGCTGTTAGCCCCTTACCCTGTCCGAATAGATTGTAGTTCATCATCTCCTTATAGATTTCAAAGTGAACTTCCCCATAAAGATAATTAGGGTTAAAGGTTCTAGCAAAAACTCTTAGGTCTCTAAGGCAGCTTCTACGTAAATCTTTAATA